AAGTTAATCTCAATTAATCCCTTGTTGTAAAGGTTCTTTTTAATGTGTTTGTGATGAATAAACCATGATATTAGTTTGAATTTCTTTTTGCTTCCATCTTTGTAGAAAATTATCACTTTATCAAAGCCAAGTTTCTTACCAAAATTTATACTACCGAATGAATTATTAAAATCTGATAGTTCATTGTATCGGTTTACATTTTGTTTCAGTAATTGTTTGACCAACTCTTTTGATGTTCGCTTGTTTGAAAATAGATACTTGAAATAATTTATTAGTCTCATTGTTTTTTAGCTTTTAATAGTTCAATTATTCTTTTTTCATAATTATTTATTTTAGATTACAAATATAATACTTTTTACCAAGAGACAAGCCCTCGAGGTCGTTTTTTTAAATTAAATCTTTGTTTCATCATTATCATGTCCCAAAAGTCAGGAGATAATCCTCCTAATATAGCTTTCATTTCAGGTTTTTTAATCGTTTGAAGCTTACCATCTAAATCGGGTTTATCTTGCCTTATAGATTTTACTTGATGTTGTAATATCCATTTAATAGTTTTCCCTTTGTAGATTGTTGGTTTATCAAATGGGTATATTCTGTTTGCTACGTCAGGATGTATATAAATAATATCTTTTTCAGTTTTTCCCTTTGTCTGATTTATACAATAAGACAGTTCAAAGTATAATTGTGATTTAATATTATTATAATTACCATCATTTAATGGTTTTCCTCCGTTATGAAATTCAATACAATTGTCAATAAAACCAGTAAGACCGCCACCAACACCATCAGCATCAAAGATTATATTTGAATTTGAAACTTTATGTTTTCGTGCTAATGCTTCAAGTGATTGATACGCCTCTTTACCGCTGTTCTTTTCAGACATATCAATATCTATTAAGACATTTTCATCCCAAACTCCGCTTATTAGTAAATCGCTTCCTTTTGTTGCAATATCAGAACTAATATATTTTGTTCCGGTCCGGGCAAATGCATTTGTAAAACAATCATTAAATTTTACATAATCAATTATAACGTCTTTTGAAATCTTAATTTTCCAATTTCCTTTCAATAATCTTAATTGTTCATTTTCGCTTTGAGCAAGTAAATTTCCTAAATATGCAGGATCCGCTGTCATTAGTTTTTTATTCTCATAGATACTTCCCGGAATAAATGTAATTGATTTTATCAGGTCAAACGGCTTAATGCTTTTGTCTGCTTTTAAAACTTCATCAATTATAAATCTTGCTTTTTCATAGACTTCCTCTTTTGAGTCGCCCCAAACTTCATTATCTGAATGCCTAACAAAGTATCTTAATTTTCCTGACCTTTCAGGAATCGGGTATCCTGTATCTTGATTTATCCACCATTCTATAAGATCAGACACAAAACTATCGGGGTCAGGATTACAAGTTGCCCTCATATATGGTTTAATTCCACACATTGAACGATTACGGCTCATTAAATAAAAGAACATCGATTTTGTAAAATGTGTTAATTCGTCAAATCCTATAAATGGAATTTGTGCGCCCTGCCAGTCATAAATGTTTTTTTCATATTCTAAGTGTGAAAATTTAATCTTTGACACTCCAAAATTACACTCCATTGCAACATCTTTAGGTTTACCACCTATTGAAGTGTATAAACCTTTTGCTGTGTCCCATAAACCGCCCTCTGATTTAATCTGTGGGCTTGTACGCCTGAAGATAACGCCTCCGAATTGTTTTATATTGATATGTCTAAGTGATTCTAATAATAAAGCGTAGGTTTTTCCTGAACCTGCAGATCCGCCTCCAATGGCAATATCAGCACTTGTTTTTAAAAACTGCTCCTGAAAGCCTTTTTGTGGTTTAATTTCAATCACTTTGGAGTTCTTTTACCAAATATTTCTATTGCTTCATCGTGTGTTATATTATGTATTGTAATTGTATTTATTAAAATCCAAAATAAATAAACTGAGTATGTATAAGTAGAAACACCCACCGTTGTTGAACTTCCTCTTTTTCCCCAGACCCAATTACCGGTTGTAACTTTTATTTTATTCATAATTTCAAGTTATTTATTATTAATGCTTTACTTCTTTTTTGGTCTCATTGTTACAGTACGTGGAGACAACTATTTTTCATCCCTTTCGTTTGATGGTAAAATTATTACGTTTTGTTCTAATTTTGAGCCGTCTATTCCTGTCAGTTCCTGCCTTTCAATATACCCTCGCTTCTTGCCTTTGGTCTTTAAATAGAATATTGTTGCAGAAGTATTACTATCTTTTATTTGTTTGTGCAATTGTGATTCTGCGAAATCTAAAGCAATATCGCCAATGTCTTCAACTGCTTCTTTAAATAACGGATCTGTATTATACCATTCGTAAAAAGTAGAACGTGCAATATCGACAGATTTACACGCAGTTGTTACTATTCCCAAGGATTTTGTAAGTGCTTCTATCACTCTCTTTTTATTAGTGTCCGTTTTTGTAGTCTTTGCCATTACGTTTTATTTTTAAAAATTCTCCAATTAACTAAGTGATGATGTCTATTAAATCTTATAACAGTTTTTGCATATTGTGGCCAAACAGCTTCTAACATTTTGGCTTTTAATAAATTCTTTTCTGCTTTGTTCCCTTGATATAATTCTGTTTGATTACCACCTTTCATTTTAACTGAAGTGCTAACCTTGTCTGCCATATAATAAACACAACTAGCAGTTGAGCCTCCATTATGTAATACTTGCAAACATAAATCGACATCTTCATTGTATTTTAATCTCCACCTATATGGAATATTATTTTTAATTAATAATGCTGAATAAACATGGCAGTTTGTTTTAAATGGTTTCTTTGGTGGCTTGACTACGAAATTTGGCTCTTCAAACCCATTTATATCTATATTATTTTCTAGAGTATAGTATTCAACATAAATTAAAGCATTATTTATCTCTGTTATAGTGGTTTTTTTACTATTTATCCATTTTTGAAATCTAATAAAATTATCATCAAATAACCAATGATATTTATATCCATTTGCTTTTGCATGTTCCCAACAGTAATTTCTTGCAGGATAACTACCTAGTCCAAGATTTGAAAATGGTAATTTTAACACTCTGTATTCTCCTAATTTATTACAATATTGTTTATATTCTTGTGGCTCTACTGCTACTAAATAGTCAACTCCATAATTTTCAAAATTATCTGCCGTTAGTGTTTTTTCATAACGGCCTTTTGATATTATATAAATCGGGTATTTATTTTTTAACTCCATAATTTAACGAATAATTAACTTGTGAAATATTATTATTATAGAGTTTTATTTCTAAATCTATTTTTATATTTTGTCTTACCCATTCATCTAACTCCATCTTACTATCAAAAATTATAATTAATTTACATAAATCAGTAGTATTACCAATCGGGTCGAACTCTTCTAATATATTTAATCCATCTTCTGACATTTCATTAGCTTCATGTCCAGCACTCCAATTTATTACCTCCAAACCCCACTCTTCAAGTTTTATAGAGTCCCATTCATTTGCTAATAAATCCCAATCCCAAACCCCAAAGCCTATATTATCTTTTATTATGAATTCCTGCTTTTGTTCCTCTGTTAATTCACTCGCTTTTTTAATCCATTTATCAGGTATTTCTTTGTATTTCAACTCCTGCAATGCTTTTAATCTCATATTTCCACCCAAAACAATGTTGTTTTCATCAATCACAATCGGTCTTAACTCCATCATTTTAGGAAAATCGCTAATTGATTGAACTAATTGTCTGAACTTTTCATCCTTTATGAATCTTGGATTGTTCGGGTTTGATTTAATTTCTTTTAGTTGCATTTAATTATATGGGTTTCATTTTTCAATTTCTGCATTTATAATAATACTATTTTCTAAATTATTAATTTTATTTTCCAAGTGTTCATATAGTTTCCGGTAGTCATTTTCATCATTATAAACCCCGTCTATGATATTTCTTTTAATTATAGTAGAAAGCTTATTCATTTTAGCTAAATCATTTATCGTGCATTCGTATATTATATTGACAATATTTTTATATACTTTACTTTCTTTTAACATGAACATACTTGCT